TAGAAGATCGCTTGTCTATGGATGATATTACTGCTCGTGGCAATGTGGTGAAGTTCGATATTGATAAGAACTTCTTGCGCACCGACCCAATGCAAGAACTAGCAGTAATTGAAAAACTACTTAGTCTTAATCTCATTACCACAGAACAAGCAATGGAAATGACTGATTTAACACCTAATGGAAGTCAAGGTATGGAATGAACCAAGTAATCACTTTCTCAGCTGAACTAACAGCCGACTCAGCAAGTCGCACTATCTCAGGCAAGATTGTTCCACTCAATGTCGAAGCAGGCTCAACTAATATGGGCAAAGTAATATTTGCTTCTGGCTCTATTGAGATTCAAGACCCTAAAGCAATCAAGCTACTAAGCCAGCATGATAACAAAAAGCCTTTAGGTCGCATGGTCTCATTTAGCGAATCAGAAGATGCAATTCACGCAGTCTTTTCTGTTAGCCGTTCTCAGCGCGGTACAGAAGCTCTTATCCTTGCAGAAGAAGGTTTGCAGTCAGGATTGAGCATTGGTGCAGAAGTTCTTAAGTCTAAAATCAAGGATGGCATTACTTATGTTTCCTCAGCTAGGCTCGTAGAAACGAGCCTTGTTACAGAGCCCGCATTTAAGTCGGCTCAAGTCACTAATATTGCAGCAGAAGAATCTGCTGTAGAAGAAGAAACCCAACCAACAGAAAGCGAGACAGCCACCGTGGAAGAAACCACTTCAGCAGTCGAAGCAACACCAGTTGAAGCACAAGCGGTTGAAGCTGCTCGCCCAACTGTATCAGCAGCATACTTTACAAAGCCACGCATTGAAGTAACAGCAGCTAAGTATGCAGAAAACACAATCCGCGCAGCTCTAGGTGATGAAGATGCTCGTCAATATCTACGCGCAGCAGATGACACAACAGATAACGCAGGTCTAGTACCAACACGCCAACTATCTGAAATCATCAACCCACTATCAACAACAATTCGTCCTTCAATCGATGCAATCTCTCGTGGAGTATTGCCAGATGCAGGTATGACTTTTGAGATTCCAAAGATTACAGCAGCACCAACAGTTGCAGATACAGCAGAAGGTGCAGCATTTTCAGATACAGATCAGACAGCAGCATTCTTGTCAGTATCAGTTAAAAAGTACGCTGGACAGCAGACATTCTCTGTTGAATTGCTAGATCGTACATCTCCAGCATTCTTTGATGAGCTTGTACGCAACATGGCTGCAGCTTACGCAAAGGCTACTAACGCAGCAGTAAATGCTGCTCTTATTGCAGGCGCAACAGCAGATGCAACTACAACAGTCACATATCCAACAGCCTCAGAGTTGCTAGGTATTGTCGCTCGTGGTTCAGCTTCTGTCTATGGCGCTACAGCAGGACTTCCAAACCCATTTGCTCGCAACATGGTTGTATCTACAGGACAATGGTCAAACATCATGTCTCTAAACGATGCAGGCCGTCCAATTTACACAGCTTCACAGCCAATGAACGCAGGCGGTGTAGTAACTCCAACATCACTAACAGGTAATGTTGCAGGACTTAACCTTTATGTTGATCCAACAAACGCAGGCGATGGCGATGGAACAATCCTTGTTGTGAATCCAGATGCATACACATGGTACGAGTCACCAACTTACCGCCTACGCGCAGAATCAACCGCAGCAGGACAGGTAACTATCGGCTACTACGGCTTTGGAGCAATCGCTACTAAGGTCGGCGCAGGCGCATTCAAGAATAACAAGGCGTAAGCCACACTAAGTCGCTCTAGGGGTCAGTAGCCCTCTGACCCCTAGAGTCTTTAGAAAGGATCATCATGGCACTTACAACAGTTGCAGAATTACGCTCAACACTAGGCGTAGGCACATTGTATCCAGATGCAACCCTTCAAGAAGTATGCGATGCAACAGATGCAGTCTTGCTTCCAATGTTATGGGCAGATACTAATTTTAATGTGGCACACAGCAACACGACCACAGTAGGCACTTTATATTTTGATGAACTTGTCAAAGACACATTTTATGTAGGTCAGACAGTTGTAGTAACTAATAATAAATCGCATCTTAATGGATCAAAGACAATCACAGAAGTTGGCGATTATTCAATTTCTTACGCAATAACAGGAACACCAGCAGCAGAGCCTAAGCATGCAGTGCGACCTTATGGCACAGTTACAATAAGTCCATCTACAGACTGGACGGCTGACATGGCAATCCAGCAAGCAGCTTTAATGATATCTGTAGAAATCTGGCAAGCAAGAACCGCGACTTTAAGCGGATCAAACTTGGTTGATTTCCAGCCAAGCCCTTATCGAATGAGCGCACAGCTTCTCGCTAAGGTGCGAGGATTGATAGCACACGCACTAGACCCACGCTCAATGGTCGGATAATGCCACCAGTTGCCATTACCACTCTTAGAACCACTTTAGCGACTGCCCTAGTCAATAACGCTAAGTGGCAGACCTTTGCATTCCCACCAGCTACAGTTCTGGCTAACTCAGTTATTGTGTCACCCGATGATCCATATTTGACACCTAATAATAACTCTCAGATTTCTATCAGCCCTTTTGCTAATTTCAAGATTGTCATGACAGTGCCACTTTTTGATAATGAGGGCAACCTTAACGGTATTGAGGACACAGTAGTTAGCGTGTTCGCATTACTTGCTGCATCTTCTTTCACCTATAATGTAAGCGCAATAAGCGCACCTAGCGTTCTCAATACTGCTTCGGGAGACCTTCTCAGTTGCGAGATGTCCGTATCAATTCTAACAAGTTGGAGTTAATCATGTCCGATAACGACAAAGCAAACGCAGAATGGCTCGTGCGAATCGGTCAAACTGCAACAGCACCAAAACCAGTCACTAAGAAAGATGAGGAATAATTATGGCACAGGGAATCGTAAATAAGGTTGGATTCAAAGTAGGAGCAACAGACCCTGCCTCAATCGATCTTAGCGCGTATGTAACAAGCTTCACATTGACTCGTTCAGTAGATCAGATTGAGACCACAGCGATGGGCGATACTGGCCATCGTTATGTTGCAGGATTGCAGAATAACACCATTACTGTTGATTTAATCAACGATGATGGAGCTACTGCTGTGTTGCAATCACTCAACACTTTATTTGCTACTAATGCATACTTCAAGTGCGCACTAGACAAGTCAGCAACAGGTTCAGCTGCTAATCCATTTTATAGCGGGTTAATCTTAATTGATACGATTACTCCTATTGCTGGAGATGTTGCAAGCCTAGGAATGCAGAGCCTGACTTTTCAGGTTTCAGGAGCAATCACAGTAGCAACCACAGGTACATTCTAAACAACTAAACAAAGGGGCAAATCATGGCACAGTTAAAAGTTACATTTGCAGATGGAAAAGTAGTGCAAGGGGAAGTAACTCCCCTAATCGAATATGTATTCGAACAGCATTACAAAGTAGGATTCCATAAGGCGTTTCGAGAAGAAGAAATGCAGACCCAAGTGTATTTCCTTGCTCATGAAGTTGTTAAGCGGTCAGGTGAGCCAGTAGATGCAAGGTTAGAAACTTTCATCGGCACTCTTAAAAGTGTTGAGGTGTTAGACTCAGACCCTTTGTCTTAAAGCGCGATCTTCCATTCACCTACCTCATTGCTCGTCTGAGCATAAGGTTGGGGGTCGCGCCACAGCAGTTATTAGATTTAGACCCGACAATGCTTCAGGCTTTGTTGGAAGGTCTTAAAGATGAAGCAAAGGAGATGAACGATGCCAACAGAAGTAATAGGCGCGGTCGCTCTTAAGAAAGCCTTAAACAAATATGCTCCAGACCTTGCTAAAGAATTGACAAAAGAATTAGGCGCAGTTCTTAAGCCCATAGTCAATGAAGCTAGGTCATTTGTGCCTGTTGCCTCTCCTATGAGTGGCTGGAGCGAAGTTTCCAGTCCTCGTGGCAGGTTTCCAAAATACAACGCTATGGAAATCCGTAAGGGCATTATCTATAAGACAACACCATCTAAACCTAATCGTGCTGGCTTTGTTAATAACATTCGTATTCAGAATAAGTCCATGATTGGTGCAATCTATGAGACTGCTGGTCGTAAGAATGGTCAAGGTCAAGATTGGGTTGGGCCAAAAGCAGGCGGAGCATCTAAGGGTGTTTCTCGCTCAAATAATCCTTATGCTGGCAATCAATTTATTTCTAATTTAGGGCAACTCTATGGCCCAGCTCGTAAAGGTGATCATCGCATGATGGGTCGTTTAATCTTTAGAGCATGGGCTAACACTCAGGGCAGAGCCAATGCTTCGGTATTTAAGGCTATTGAAAACACAACAACAAAGTTTAATCGTAGAACAGCAATGGTAGATGTTAGGAGAGCAGCATGAGTAACGTAGCCATCAATATCGCCGCTGAGTTCATAGGCAAAAAGGCGTTCAAAGCAGCAGAGACATCTACCGATAAACTCTCTAGAAGTGTTAGAAAATTAGCAGCTGCTGCAGGATTAGCTTTTGGTATTGGTGGCATTGGTCGCTCAGTCAAAGCCTTTGCAGAAGATGATAAAGCAGCTCAAGCATTAGGACAGACTCTTAATAACCTTGGGCTCGCTTTTGGTAGCAGTTCAGCAACAGTCAATGGATACATCTCTCGCTTAGAGCAACAGACTGGTGTCCTTGATGATGAACTTCGTCCAGCCATGGATCGTTTTTTGCGAGCCACAATGTCAGTTACTAAGTCTCAGGAATTGCTCAACCTTGCACTGGATATAAGTGCAGGCACAGGTAAAAGCCTCACCCAAGTCTCACAAAGTCTTCAAAAGGGTTATCTAGGACAGACTCAAGCTCTAGGTCGTTTAGGGGTCGGACTTAGCAAGGCAGAACTGACTAGTTCAAGTTTTGAAGAAATCCAACAAAAACTTTCTGTTCTCTTTGCAGGTCAGGCTTCTGTTGCTGCTGGCACTTATGCAGGCGAAATAGCCAAGTTACAGGTTGCAGTTAATAATGCCAAAGAAACTATTGGCAAGGGATTTGTTGATGCCCTTAAAAGTGCTTCTGGGTCAAACACTATTGATCCAGTCATTAGTGGCATTGGAAAAATTGCTAATGCTTTCGCAGCCCTTACTCGCGAAACTGGCAAGTTTATCAATATCACCAAATCTTTATTTGATCCAAAGAACTTCTTCTTTTACAATAATCCTGCTAATGGCTTCAAAGGCATGGGAAACATTTCAACAAGCGTCTCCTCACAGGATACTCAGAAAGCCGATGCAATAGCTGCATCTAAAGCAGCAGCTGCTCAACTTAAGGCAACTCAGGCTTTAACCAAATCAACTAAAGATAATCTCAAACTGGCTAAGGCCAAAGCAATCTTTGACCTACAAAAGATTCAGATTGAAGCAGCTCTTAAGGGTAAGATTTCAGAAGAAGATCGTATTCGTCTCAAACTCATGCAGGCTATTGAATCTGAGAACATTGACCAGATTGATAAATACACCAAGATGCTAGATGAGGCACAGAAGAATACAGAGAAGTTAGTTAGCACCCTACAGAACATTAAGCCTCTTGATAATATCTTCAAAAACTGGAACATTATGTCTGTCAAAGAACAGTTAGATACACTTGAAGGTTATTTCAAGTCTTTTGCTGGCTCAGCAGCTTCTGCTTTTGCTTCTTTAGGTGCAGCACAAAAGGCTGCTCTTGGTGGCTATGTGCCATTTGTGGGAGCAACTAACACATCTCTTGGTATTACTTCTAATGGTGGTACTAGCACATCAATGCCATCCACTGTTGGACTAGGTACTTCTGGTACAGGTAATCAATTACCAGCAGGCGTAACCATCAACACAAACATTGAAGGCTCAATCATTGCCGAAAATGACCTTAATGAAGCAATCAATAAAGCCTTAGCTGCTTCTGGTTGGGCTGGCACAGCTATTGGATATAGTCGTCAAGCAGTCATTACGGCGGTCTAATGGCACTTCCAGCAACCATTTCAGTATCCATAAACTTTGCTAATGGCCCTGCTTATGGTATTCCACTTACTTTAGATGATCCTGTTAAAGGTATTCTTGGTACTAATGTTTTAGCTGATAACGCTGCTCTGGTTATTGATTACTCAACTTCTACAACCAATATCGCTATTCGTAGAGGTCGCAATGTGTTGCAAGATACCTATGATGCTGGTCAAGCAACAGTCAGAATCCTAGACCCTAATGGTGATTTTAATCCTCAAAATACTTCTTCTCCAATTTACGGGTATTTACAACCAGCAAGAAAACTTCGCATCTCAGCCAATTACAATGGCACTGATTACTATCTATTCTCAGGATATACAGCTGACTATCGCTACACATTCCCTCAAGGCCAAGAAACTGCTTATGTGACAATCACTGCTTTTGATGCCTTTAAGATATTTAACACTTCTGCCATTACTACAGTGACTGGCTCAGCAGCAGGCCAAACCACTGGCACTCGCATTGGAAAGATTCTAGACACTATCAACTGGCCTTTAACTATGCGCGATATTGATACAGGGCAGACTACTTGTCAGGCAGACCCTGCAAGTTCTAGAGCTGCTCTTACAGCCCTTAAGACAGTTGAACTGACCGAGTATGGTGCTTTCTATATTGACCCTGCTGGCAACGCTGTGTTCCAAGATAGAGCCTTTACAACGGCATCTATTGGTGGTACTCCAACAGTCTTTAACCAGACTGGAACAGGCATTCCTTATGCCAATGTCAAGTTTGCCTTTGATGACAAGCTCGTCTATAACCAAGCCAATATCCAGCGCACTGGTGGTACAACACAGGTAGCCAGTGATGCCGCTTCTATCGATACTTACTTTTTGCATTCATACACTCAACAAAACTTGCTTATGGAGACCGATACAGAAGCCATGAACTTTGCTAAGGCTTATGTGGCATCTCGTAAAGACACCAGCATCCGCATTGATGCCTTGACTCTTGATTTAATGACAGCGAACTATTCTGCTGGAGTAACGGCAGCTCTTAACCTTGATTATTTTGACCCTGTAACTATCACCAATACAACCGATAGCGGATCAACGATAACCAAGACCTTGCAGGTTCAAGGTGTCAGTCATGACATCACCCCTAATTCATGGCTGACAACATTTACAACACTAGAGCCAATCATTGATGGCTTTATTCTAGATTCGACACAATACGGTATCCTTGGGGTATCGTCTTTTAGCTACTAAGGAGTAATAATGGCAGGAGCAGGCTACAAGCTGTTTAGCACAGGAGATGTGCTGTCAGCTAGCGATGTTAATTTATACCTACAGCAACAGACAGTAATGGTCTTTGCTAGTGCAGCAGCGCGTACAACTGCTCTTGCAAGCGTTCTCGCAGAGGGAATGGTCACATACCTTAAAGACACAGATGTCGTAGAAATCTACACAGGTGCAGCTTGGGTTTCCCTTGATGATCCAAATGCCATCCAGAACTCAATCGTGGATGCTAAGGGCGACATTATTACGGCAACTGCCGATAACACACCAGCACGCCTAGCAGTAGGCACAAATGGCCAAACACTTGTGGCGGATAGTTCCACTGCAACTGGCTTAAAATGGGCTACGCCGTCAAGCGGTTCAACTTTTGCTGGTTGCCAAGTTTACAAGGGTGGCGGGCAAACACTTACAACCTCAACGTGGACAATACTGACTTTTGATACCGAGTCTTTTGATACAGATGCTTTTCACAGCACAGCAACAAACACAGGCCGTATGACAATTCCAGCAGGTAAGGCTGGTTATTATCGTGCGGACTTAAATGCTATGGGTTACAACTGGACTAATTGGAATTATCGTCTATTAAAAAATGGGTCTGTTGTTTCTCAGACTATAATAAATAATGGAATGACTAATGGTACGGAAAATATAACTTATTGTACCTGGATTTTAAATCTTGCCGTTAGTGATTATATTGAATGGCAAGGTTATCAAAACTCAGGAGGAAATCGTGATATAAATCCTGGAACCCCATTCTTTTTAACTTACTTAGGAGCATAAAAAATGGCATTATATGATGACATTATCGCAGTTTATTCAGAATTAACTGATGAAGATTTTAACACAAAAGGCAGTATTGAATTACGAGATGACGGAGACGGCATCGCCTACATTTACAAATGGGAATACTCAAAGCCAATTCCTGACGGCCTAAAACTGGGCAAATAGTGGAACACTTGACTAAAATAATTGCTCATGAAGCCAAGATTATCTAAAGCTGCTATTCAGTTAAGAGAGCAGATAGATGATTCCTTCCCAGATCGTGACAGGGCATCGGATGGTTGGGTCGGTGATACCCGACACGCTGCTCGTAAGTCTGATCATAATCCAGATGAGCAGGGCTGGGTTCGTGCCATTGACCTTGATGCAGACCTATTCGGTGCAGGAGTCAAGCCGTATATCATGCCAGACCTTGCAGATCAGCTTCGAATCAGTTGCAAGTCTAAGGCAGAAAAGCGCATCTCGTACATTATTTTTAACGGCAGGATTGCGTCTCCCGTCCTTAACTGGAAGTGGCGTAAATACACAGGGGCTAACAAACACACTCACCACATGCATGTTAGCTTTAAGAAAGAAGCTGACTTACTGGGTGAGTTTTATTCGATACCTATGTTAGGCGGAAACTAATGAATATGAAGAACCCTTATGTCCTTACTGCTGGAGCATTCCTATCAGCTTGGGCTGCATCCAATTTTGCACTTGACTATCGCGCAGTTCTTTGGGCTGTACTAGCTGGTGTCTTTGGATATGCGACACCTAAAAAGTGACACAATCCGATTTCTTCACGCTCTACCTAGCAACGCTGGCAATAGTCGGTGGCTTGTCTGGGTATGTCATTACCCACTTGTTGTCTGAGATTAAAAGACTCAACACGCGAGTCGATGAAATCTATAACATCTTACTAGACAGGTAACATTCTGCTATGGCAAGAAAAGCAACTAAGGCATTAGAGGAACAAGGCTATTCAAAGCTTGATGCTTATTGCATTGGGCTTTATGAGTATTTTTGCAGTCTTAAGCGAGCAGGCTTCAAAGAAGATGTAGCCATGTTTATGATTACTGAACCTCAATCCTATCCTGCTTGGATATTGCCTGACCCTGTCGATCCAGAGAAGTTCGGCAATTACGAAGATGAGGACGATGACTAAAGCCCGCTATCTTGTTATATCGGATTTACAAATCCCATATCACCATGAGCAAGCTGTTAAGAATCTTATCAAGTTAGTAAAGCGAGAGAAGTTCGACCTCATCCTAAACACAGGCGATGAGCTAGATATGCAGAGCCAGTCTCGCTGGGCTCAAGGTACTAAATTGGAATGGGAAGGTACGCTAGATGCTGACAGAAGCCTTGCGCAGGATATTCTCTATGAACTCGGCACAACAGATGTCACTCGGAGCAATCACACAGACCGCCTATACCACACACTATTACGCGCACCTAGCCTCATCGGATTACCAGAACTGGAATACGCAAAGTTTATGGACTTCGCTGGACTCGGAATCCGCTTCCATAAAAGACCATTCGAGTTTCATAAGGGATGGGTCTTAGTCCATGGCGATGAAGGATCAATGAACTCCAATGCTGGACTCACAGCTCTAGGGCTGGCTAAGAAGTTCGGCAAGTCTGTGGTTTGTGGTCACACTCACAGGGCAGGCATTAGTGCCTTCACAGAGGGCATAGGAGCCTCATACAGGACTCTTTGGGGCTTAGAGGCAGGAAATGTCATGGACAAGAAAAAAGCCTCTTATTTGAAGGCTGGGAGCGCTAATTGGCAGATGAGCGTGGCAGTCATTGAGACACATGGAGACCGCGTAAGTCCGATGCTAGTGCCTATCAATAAGGATGGGTCATTTACCTTGTACGGGAAGCTGTACGCCTAAATCGTTATCGTTTCGTTATCTAAATGTCCGTTAATTAGTCTGGACTCTATGCAACACTAATCCTGTAGCCAATCAAGGGCATTGGCACAGATAGGTACAAAATGACAAACAATGAGAAGTTGTTGATTATCTGCCTTATTGGGGCGGGTATCAGCTTTATTGTAATGGCAATTACATCCTACAAAGAAGCCTATGATCGTGGCCATCGCGATGGATGGCATAAAGGCAGAGCTGTGAATCGCTCAGAGTTCTGGTCAGAATGAAATATCAGGAGATTCTACAGAGTGCAACCGACATCATTCAAGATCGTGGTCTCAACGACTACGGCCACCCAGCAGATAACATGCAACACGCAGCAATGCTCATTAGTGCATACCTACAGCACCCAGTCGAGGACTATCAAGTCTGTGCAATACTCGCGCTCATCAAGATTGCGAGAGCCAGTTCAGGCACAGTCGATAAGCCAGATAATTACATCGATGGAGCAGCCTATATTGCTTTAATGGGGCAACTAGCTACAGAGGAGAATGAGTTATATGTTTAATTTAGCCGATTACGAGCCAGTTGAGGTGAGACTTGAAAAGTTTATTAAGGACTATCCAGATTTTCGCATTAGCACTGAGTTGGAAGTGGTGGAAGCAACTCGATACATTGTTAAAGCTTATCTCTTTAAGACTAGCCAAGATAGCATCGCATGGGCGACAGGGTACGCTGAAGAAACAGTTAGCACTCGCGGGGTCAATCAAACTTCTGCATTGGAGAATTGCGAGACATCGGCAATTGGCAGAGCACTTGCAAATGCGGGTTATGCTCCTAAAGGAAAGCGCCCTAGCCGCGAAGAAATGAGCAAGGTTGCACCAAACCATCCAGCTCTTAAAGTAGTTAAGCAGGAAGTAAAGCCAGCACCACAGGACATTAAAGAAGGCGACACCGATTACTGGACTACACCAATTGGATCATCTGTCAAGACCACGCTGGCACCAGTGACTTTAGAGAGTGCAATGGCAACAGTGACAGAGATTCTAGGTACGGCAGAAGCTATGGATGCACCTAGTTGCAATCATGGCCACATGGAATGGCGTACTGGTCATTCTGCTAAGACTGGTAAAGACTGGGCTGGATTCTTTTGCAGCAGTAAGGGTCAAACTGGTGGCATGGATAAGTGTCCAACGCATTGGTATAACCTTTCAAGCAGCGGTAAATGGGAACCACAGAAGGCGAGGGTATAGTGGGGTATGCAGAGTTTCACACAGCTGACGGCTGGGTTAATGTGGAAGATGTGCCTATGATTGACACAGTTAATTGCCAACTATGCAATGAACCAACATTGGCATCTGACATCACGATCACTGCAAGAAT